AAAGAAAGTTGTTGGAGTTAATAATCTTAGACGAGCTATTGATGTTGAAGCTAATAGAAAGAAGAAGTTATTAAAAGAAGATCTTTATAATAATCTGTTAAGGTTAATGGAACAAAAGAGGATAAGACTTCTAGATGATCCAGAGATATTTCATTCTCTTAAGTCTGTTCAATATGAATATGTTGGTGGAGTAACTGAAGAAAGACAACTCAAGATATTCGGAAGGAACACACATATAGCTGAAGGGATCATCAGAGCAGCTTGGTGTGTAAAAGACAAAGTTTTAAATATATGGGTTCATTACTAAAAGCATGGTAACTATGACAACTTCAGGATCAGTAGTCATTAAGGCAGGAGCTAATGTTAATGAAGCTGGTTTGTCTGCTGCTAATGCCATCCCCCAGTTCATAAACGAGGCTGAGAGCTATGTTAATATCCAAACAAGATATAACTGGACTGATGCCTATTCTACTTTAAACGATGATGTTAAAATGATATTAAATGAAACTGTTTCAGACATTGCAGCTATCTATTGCATAGAGTTTGATATGAGTGGCTATACTTCTAGAGCAGAAGCTCTTACTATGCTCAATGTCTTATGGGACAGAGTAGGCTTAAATATCCAATTTTTAAAGAATGTAGAAAAGACTGACTTCATAAAGGACGCATAATGCCAATACCAATACACTTCCCACAACCAACTGAAGCTGTTCTTGCTAATTACGATTATGTTGATATTGCAGAAGGTACTGGATCAGTAAGATACTATATGATACAATACCAAACATCAGCAGGAACTACTTATGGATTAACTAGACAAGCAGATAGATCTGCCAATATATCAACATCTCCAGGAGGAACTGTAGAGTATGATCTAGATCTCCCTGCATTTAATCTACCTAAGCTAGTAAGAGGAACTGCTATCTTTGGAGCAAGTGGAGACAAAGGAAATGGAACACTTAACTTTACAGTTACATTAAAGAAATGGGATGGAACAACTGAAACCAATATAACATCAGCGATAACTTCTGATGATGGGGGAGTTGGAGAGGACTGGTTTATCTTTGAACTTCCAGTTACTACAGACACACATTTCAAGATAGGAGAGATCTTAAGATTAACAGTCTCAGTTGTAGGAACAGGAACGGCAAAGTGGAACCATGACCCATCAGATAGCGAAGGAGCTAATCCATCAAAGGCAGGCTTTATAAGTGTGCCTTTCAAGATAGACTTATAATGGCAGAATATAACTTAAGTTCAGCACAAGCATCTGACATGACTAATGTAGTTGGAGATGTCACAATACAGGCTGAAGTAACAGACGGAGCAAGTGAGGCTGGAGAAACAAGATGGACAAACCCAGACTGGAGCAAGTACTGGGGGTTCTTCAACAACTCTCCAGATCTAAAGTCTGCTATGCTTATGAAAGCTACATGGAATGTAGGAAAGGGATATGAAACAGACGAAGATACTAAGATAATACTAGAGAGAATTAACGGATGGGGTAAGGATACTTTTGATGATATTCTCTTTAATATGGAAGTTATTAGAAGAGTTAATGGAGATGCCTTTGCAGAGATCATAAGAAGAGATGACGGAACTTTGATTAATCTTAAACCTTTAGATCCATCTACTATGGTCATTATTGTAGATGCTAAAGGTATTATTGTAAGATACGAACAAGAGAGCAAAGTTGAAGGCAAGAAGCCAATTAAGTTTCAGCCAGAGGATATGTTTCATTTATCTAATAATAGACTAGCAGATCAAATACATGGTATCTCTGATATTAAGGTTATGGAAGAAACACTCTTAGCTGAGAACGAGAGTTTTACAGATATGAAGACTATCATGCATCATCAAGCTAGGCCTATGATTATGTTCAAACTTGGAACTGATAACACAACTAAGATCAATGCATTCGCAAAGAAGATGGACAATGCAGTCAAGAAAGGAGAGAACATATATGTACCTATAGATAAGGATGCTGTTGATTTTGAAGTTGTAAGTGTTAATGTCAGTCAGATAGTACTGGCTTGGAGGGACGACATTAGGAACAGGTTTTACAGAGCCTTAGGACTTCCACAGATCATCTTTGGTTCAGCAGGAACTACTGAGAGTGGGGGTAAGATAGAGTACTTAGCTCATGAACAGGTATTTGAGAAAGATCAGAGATACTTGGAAAATCAGATATTAAATCAATTAGGTATAACAATAGATCTTCTATCTCCAGTTTCATTATTAGAGAACTTACAAACTGATGAGAATAAAGATGCACAACAAGGCTTAGAAGTTCAGCCACAAGATGCATCTGTACCAACTAATACAACACCAGAAGGAGTGCCAAATGCAGTCTGAAGAACCTAGAAAGAAGAGAAAGAAACCTATAATAGAAGAACAGCAATTCAAGGCTGGGGGAGTTCAATTAACTAAAGAAGAGCTTGATATTGTAACTGGAAGAGCTGGGGGAATAGTAACACCAGCAATAAGAGAAGCAGAGGCCAACATTCTTAGAACAAAAGCTAGAGCTACTCCACAGCTATTAACAGAACCCCAGAGAGCAGAGATAGCAGCAGAACAAGCAGAACAGAGGAGAGCAGGATTTAGAGAAGCAGAGGGATCACAGGTTTTAGCAGAAGAACTAAGCCAACAGATATTAGAACCACAAACTTTAGAACCCACACCTGCCGAAGCTGTTGGTGGATTAGGACAAGCAGGACTTAGAGTTTCTCCATTAGAAGTTGATAGAGCTTTAGCTAATTATAAACTAATAACAGGAAAAGAGATAACTGCTGAGCAGTTCGGACAAACAGGGATAGGTAAGGCTATGGGTTTAATCCCATTCGCAGCAGGAGCAGCAGAAGCAGGACTAGGGTTGTTCCTTGCAGGTGGAGCTGCAACTACATTACTAGCAAAGACAGCAGTAGGAGCTAAGATAACAGGAGCAGCAGGATCTTCCACACTTCTAAGAACAGCAGTAGCAGGATTAGGTTTGTTTGTAGTTGGTAGAGGTGTATTTGATGCTGAAGGTGGAGAAATGGATAACTATAGATCAGCACTTAAAAAGGTTGTAGAAGATGGAGAGAGAATAGAAGCTGCTACAAGGAATGGGTTCCCTACAGGAGATACAATAGCCTTATTAAGAACTATGGCAGATGAGGTCTCTGTTGCAGAAAGAAGAATTAAAGAATTAGGTATTACAAATGCTCAATATTATGTAGATAAGGAGTACGAACTAGATATGAAGAATGTAAGATCTGCAAGAGCAGCACTATTAAGACGAGTTCTTGCAGTTGAGAATATAGCTGCAACAGGTATAGCAGCTGATAACCCTTCTGGTCTTCTATTTGATCTAGCACAATTAGATTTAGATGCTAAAGTAGAGGAGTTTGAGGAGATAGTATAAAGGAGGAACAACATGAAAACATCAGTAATAATAACAGGCTTGATTGTGATCGGAGCATTAACAGCCTATGCATTATATCTCGGTTTTGATGGGATTTTACTCACAGCTATTGTAGCTGTTATAGCAGCAGCAATAGGAGTAACAATACCAACACCAAAGATATTGAAAGGAGGAGATTAAAAATGAATGAAGAAGAAAAGGATGTCAAGGAAGAGAAGACAGAAGTTAAAACTGAAACAGAAACAACAGAAGATAAGGGAGACGGGGATGTCGCCGAAGAAGTCAAACTCGGACCTATAGAGAAAGCTGAAGCTGTTGCTAAAAGAGCAGAAGCAGCATCAGAAAGACTAGAGAAAGCTAATGCTAAATCTGAAGAGTTAAAAGCAAAAGAGATACTGAGTGGAAAGACAGAAGCAGGGGAAGAGAAAGAAGAGAAAGAAGAAACTCCAGCAGAGTACAAGGATCGGATCATGAAAGGAGAATGGCCAGAAAAACCAAAATCTTAGTAGTTATCTTATTAATAATCATATCATTCGGAGCAGGATACATGAAGGGTTCAGTAGATACTGTTTCAAAGATGATAGATATTGGTTCAGAACTTCTAGAGATTGATCTATCTCCAAGAGCTAAACAGATGTTTATTAGCAATCCAGCTTTAGCTTATCAGATAATAGAAGGAGCAGGAGCAACAAACTACACAAATCCTTTCGCAAAACATCCGCAAGCTAGTGTTCATTGGGAGTATTGTATGGTAACCACAGGAGACTATGATAGATGCTATGCAGCTGGAATAAATAAATATGGAGAATGGGCAAATGATTGAAAATAAGAAGATAGGACTGAAGATAGCTGAAAATACAGAAGAAGCTGTATGGGAGAAAGTAAGACAAGCATCAGAAACCAGAATAAAAGCTATTGAAGAGAGCCTTATAGTTGAGAGAGAACTGCTGAAACTAGCTAAGAAGAAACTAAAATGAATATGTTTCTTTTAACTAGAGGTATGAAATGGCATAGAGATAGGTTTGTTGAACAACTAGCTAACCTCTGGGTACCTTGGCATATAAAAGGAGAGAAAGGTAAGAAAGCAGATAAAGCTGTGCAAGTGTTATTACAACCAGTAGAGATGTGGAGCTTATGCTTTCCAGAAGAGAACTTAGATAAGATGTTAAGGACATTAGAACCTTGGGATCAGATAGGAATAACCAGCGAAGAATGTGCTTCTCCTAAGAGAAAGCTATCTTTAGCTATGTTAAGAAAAGGACTAGGTTTAAAGAAACTTCCTAAATGGGATAAGAAAGATGGATCTAGATTTCCTCTATATAAGGATCATATGCAGATCATAGGGATAGGAACTAAAGAAGATTACAGAGATGAAAATGGAAATGAATGTTTGTGAGTTGATTTTGAATTTAAAACATCAATATCCTAAAGAACTGAAAAAGGAAATAGAGAAACTTAAGAATGAAGAAGAAAAAGATAATCACTGGCTTAGCTGAATTTAGGATCAGACTTAGCAGAGGACTTGGAGTAGTCTATGACTTCAGACAAGCTATGGTGTTCGGAGCAGCAGCACAGATAATCTTAAAGCTGTCTATCTTCTGGGCAATAGTAGCAACTCTTGGAGCATATTTAGGGTTTTACATACTAGGATCTTTGAAAGTTATAGAGGATCTAGCTAAGAAAATGAATGAATTGACAACAAGTAAGTACAATCCACATTTAGCTAAGATCTCTAGAATTACCGAAAAGCTTAAATAGTAGGTATACTCAAGTATACCATGGCAGATGAAGCAGTTTTAGTTTATGAATTAGAACCACCTATTCCATTCTCCGTGGCAGATGCAAATGGAATAGAGAAAGGGGCAATATGTTCTTTAGTTGATCCTATTACAGCAAGTGGAACTACAGCAGATGGATCTCTTGTAGCTGGAATTGCAGCAAGTGAGAAGATTGCTAGTGATGGTAAAACAAAACTAGGAATTTATAGAAAAGGAATTTTTAAAGTTACTCTTTCTGGAACTTGTACAGCAGGGGATATATTAGAAACTGATGTTTCTCCAAATCATGTAGCACAATATGATGCAGCTGTATCTGGAACTAGAATGATTGGAACTGCATTAGAGAGTGGAAACAGTGGAACAATCTTAATGGAGCTAAACATAGGGCCTGGCGGTAATGCATAAAGATGGCAGATACAAGTGGACAAGCAGAGATAAGAGGAATTGATATTGACAAGTTAGCTAAAGGTTTTGCTGATGAAGCTAATGTTATGAAGAAGTTTGTTACTATGTCTACAACAAGTGCAAGAGAGATTAGATGGTATCAAAAGACATCAGGATTTCTAGATACAACTGATACAACTGCTACAACATTAAGTCAAATGCAGACTGATCAATTAGCACTACCTAGTGTTATTGAACAGAGCTGGACTAGACAAACAAGTTATGTTAGAAAGTTCTTTGTTGAAAGCCCAACTATATCAAGTGAGGATATTAAAGATAGCGACATAGATGTACTAGCTACAAATGTTAGAGATATAGTAAGAGGAGTAGCAAGACAAGTAGATCAAAGAATTATACAGATATTAACAAATGCAGCAGAAGCTACACCTACAACTCCTTTAACTGATACTACAACTTATGGAGCTGTACAGACAGCAGCTAGTGTAGATGAATGGGATCAATCAACAGCTAAACCTATTACAGATATTCTTAATGCAAAACAAAAGATAAGAGCACAGGGATATGATCCAGAAGGAGCTATGTTAGGGATGAATAGTATAGAACATAAGTTATTAATAGCATATTTAATAGAAGAAAAAGGATCTAGTATTCCTGATTGGAGTAGTAAGAAAGTAGAAAGTGGTGTTGTAATGTCTATATTAGGAGTTAATGTTGTTGTAAGTGAGAACTTTACAACTGATTGGGTTACTATGTGGGTACCTAGTAGAGCTATAACATGGAAAGCATTTATGCCTATTACTTCTGTTGTTATGGATGATCCTGGAATTGGTAAGAAGATAAGATGTTGGGAAGAAGGAGAAGCATTACTTACAGATAGACAGGCAGTATTTGTTATCTCAAATACAGGAGTACAATAAGATGTCATTAGCAAATAGAGCAAGACAATATAAGATGTTCATGGAAAGAGGGGAGAAAGAACTAGCAGCAGAGCAAGTTGAAGGACACCCTGAATTAATTGAAGAAGAGAAACCAGAAGCTAAATCTAAGAAGGGAAAGTAAAATGGCAAGTAATGAGCAACCTACTTCTATACAAAATGTTGAATTAGTACAATTTCTAAATCATGGTACAACAGCTCCAGATCCAACTGCATCAGGTTTATCAGGAACTCTATCATGTTCTGGTGGAAGTCTAACTTATATTGGAAGTGCAGGTACAATAACACAACTAGCAGCAGCATAAGATTTATAAGGATGCGAGGCCTACTATTTCTATGGCAGAAAATACAATAGGAGAGAAAGAACTGCGAACAGATTGGGATGAGCTTACTGCTTCTGATAGTACAAAGGATGTAGGACATGAACAAACTTTAGTAGCAGAAGAAGGCTCACTTGTACCTCAAAGAAAGAAAGTAGGATTACAATAACATGGCAAAGAAACCTAGTGCTAAAAGTGTATTGAGAAATATCAGAAAGGCAGAACCTAAGACACCTATAACA